GTGCGAAGATATAGAAGAATTTTATGAAGATATAAATCGCGTCAAATATATTAAAAGACTTTTGGGAAGGTTTATTAAAAAAGGGGTACTTAAAGAAAGATTAATCTTAAATCATATAATAATCATGGGGAATGTATTTGGTCCATTAGCAACTTCTAGAATGCTTTTCTTTAAATTGGAAGAAGAATTATACTCGTCTTTAAAAACATTTCTATTATATTTAGGTTATTTGCCCGAATTCCCCCACCAAATATCAGAGACAGACATGCAAGACATACCAATAGATTTAAGAATAATGAAAGTATTAAAGGGTATATAAAATGAATAGACTTGTAAACGCATATGTCATATACCAATTTATTAAACTATTGGTACAACCCTTTGAAAAAACCAAAGCATATAAATTGGGTATTATCGATAAAGACGGTAAATATTTGAAAAAACAAAAAGATCTGAAAACAGGTGAGGAAAAACTTGCAAGTAACATTTTTACCAGATTAGCATGGAACATTAAAAAATTATTACAAAAACTTCCATTCGGTAAAACAAAATTAGCATCTATAGGGACAGCCTTGTATTTAATTCGAGAAGAGGTTGAGAAGGTAGGAGTAGATGGCGAATTGTTTGAAGAAGTCTTTTGTTCCTATATATTACGGGAATATAATATTGATTTTAAGAAAGAACTTCTTAATGAACGATATCAAGAACTTAATTTGAATCGGGGGGAATCAAATAATGGCGTGCAGTAAATGCAACAAACAACGAAATCTTATTAGAGAAAGAATGCCAACTGGTCGTGCTTTAACAAAGCCTGGAGTATCTCAAAACGGACCAGTATTTCCTCATCAAATAACCGAAAAGCAGGGAATAAGAAAACAGGCAATTCGGGAACAAAAAAGAGAACTGCGTCGTGGAATCCCATCCAAAGGAAATGGTAGGATTGTTACCAAAAGGATAACATAATGAAATCTTGGAAAACTTTTGTAGAAGAACTTAGCGAAAATGTACCAGCAAACTCGATGGGCAGCGGTGGTACTCAGGCTACAGGAGATACTGATGTAAAATCCACGGGAAAAATTGCAGGGTATGATCCCGTTCTTGGTATTGCTAGAAGGAAGAATCCTTTAGATGCAAGAACAAAAGAATTTAAAAAGAAAATGGAAAGACTAGAAAACGATAGGAAGAAGAGAAAAATCACAGCATTAGAAAAGAAATATCCTTTCTTTTCTTCTAAATAAAAGGGGCAGTTTATGTTTTTGGCAACAATAATTTTAAGTATTAGTATGAGTGGAGGAGTTTTAATAGATGAAAAAATTGACAATACAACACCATCTGCCATTGGGGAAAGACTCAAAATGGCGGTTGAAGATGGTAAAATTTCACCAGAAGAAGCCAAAGAAAGGTTTACTCAGTGGAAAAATTCTCGCGGCGATGATGTTCATCATGGTAATGGGATGCGAGGCCTTGAACGAAATCAACGGAGTTCCCGTGAATACTTCCAGCACAGTAGTAGACAGTGTTCGGGAGCAAAAGGAGCAGGCAAACGAGATCACAGACGCTTCAGGAGCGATACAGAGCGAACTAGACAGCATCGACGAGGAAGCAAACTCGATTCTAAACGATATCGCACTGGTGCCAGAGGACAGAAACTACAACATCGATCCAACTCTGGACAGCATCGAGAATTCCGCAGAGGCCATCAAGGAACATGTGGACGGTGCGGAGAAAGAACAGGTGAGAGTAGAAGAGGCGCTGGAAGACTTAGAGAGCGCCAACGCCAGAGTTTCCGCGGCCATTGGACAGATAGAAAATTTAGAGGACCTAGTCCAAGAGTACGAACAGTCCGATAGGGAAGTTCGCCGAGAAGCACTAGAAAACCTTCATAGTTTTATTACCCTATTCTTTGTAATAGGGTTTGGTATGCTTATCGGTGGCGCATTCCTCACTTTTTGGGTGAGTGGTAAACTTGGTGGTGTTGTATTAGCAATAGGTGTATTAACAGTAGGCTTCGCGGCAGCAAGTCAATACTATCTCGAAGAAATTGCTACTATTGGTCTAATCGTCTTAATCGTTGGGTTCTTTGCTGCACTCGGAGTGGTAGCATGGATGTTGATCGATGGAAGAAACGATAAGAAAGCAGTGCAAGAAATTGTTCAATTAGTCGAAGCAATGAAAGACCGCCTTTCTTCTGAGGAACGCAAAGAAGTATTTGGGCCTGGTGGAGTTGCCACTGGTCTTACTAACGAAACCACAAAAAAGATTATTTCTCAGATCAAAATCAAGAATGGTTGGCATAACTAACACTTTACTTTTTTTTCCCGTTGGGTTGTGTTTTAAGTTGTTCGTGAAGCAATTTACAAATAAAATACGAATCAACAATATCATAAACAGGCCCACAATTTTTTGCTGTTACATTTAATAGATCTTTTAAGTCAACAAATGTATCGTCCTTAAACGACAAATACATTGCTTCTTTGTTTGCATTTCCTTTTCCAGTAGCATATTTTTTAACTTGGGAAGGTGGTATTACATCCAAGGGTGTACCAGAATGGTAAATTTTATACTTTAATAGTCCTGTATTTTCTGCAATTTGAAATAATCTGTTGCTACTGGATCCAAAAGAATAACCTTCTAATGCAATATAATCACAACCAACCAGTTTATCGATTGCCCAATCTGCAATAGTTTCGTATCTTTGAGGCTCTTCATTATAGTCATAAAAAGTTTCACCGTGAATATTTTTATTCCACACACCACAATATTTTTTGACTGATGTTAAGTAATAAAAATTACAACTTGAAAAATTAAAACTATCCTCAAAGTCACCAGCATAGACGCATATTGCGGGCCCTCTTAAACTATAATCTATCCCTGCAATATTCATAACACTTCTCCTACTACTATTTATGGTTCCTACTTGTTTTTTATTTTCTTTCTTTTTCCCAAGGAAGAAAATAAAGTGCGGAACATAAAAGTATAAGTAAAATTTCTTCGGACGGCATTGTACCCCTTCTTCTACATTACCATTTTGACTAACAGAATGCCAATTGTAAAACCTATTATTGCTGCAATCATACCTATTGGTTTATTTAACAATAATAATGCTTTCTCTACCCTTTCCATTTATCACCTCCATTATCCAATCATAGAAATATTGAACACTTGTTGCAGAATTTTCATACGGACCGTCCGCACAAAATGAAAGACTTGATATTATACCAACAACTTTTCTCTCCCCACCAAAACTACAGAACACTGCTCCACCAGAATCACCAAACCATATAGTTGCAGAAATGGGTAGCCATTTAATTTGTGAAGGTTGATCTATTAATACTCCATAATACCAAAAAGTGTTCGGTAAACTATATCGTTTTTCTCCTCCTCCATATCCCACAGTAGTTAATATGGCCCCCTGAAATAAAATATCATTTGGTTCTTGTAACTGTGCTGGTGGATAGATTGAATCACATGCCAAAAAAACTAAAGCAACATCATTTGAAACTTTCTTATTTAGATTATATTTTGGATGTAATATAACATAATCAATAAGAATTTCTTCTTCACCAATAAAGAATGAAAAAGCACGACGAGGAGAATCAGCAACATGTCCCGCTGTTAAAACAATATTTGATTCTATAAGGATGCCCGATCCAATAAGTCTGCCTGTTTCGTTTAATATTGAACCCACAGACGGATATGGGTCATCTTCCTCTACGATCTTAAAGTGTTTTGTTTTGGCTGGAACCGAAATTTCAGGTTGATGCACAATTTCCGTTGTTTTACATCCACCCAATATACATAACAAAAATATTATTGTGAATATTTTTCGTATTGTCATTCCATATATTATGTATAAAAAAAATGGCTGATTTTAAATAAAAAAAAAAGAATAACCCCATAAAAATGGGGCTATTCTGGAGGTGATCCCTGTTTTTAAATCAGGATCAGAATTGAACTTGCAATTGAGTACGAACTAAATATTCGCCTGTCTCAGAAGTTGCGTTCCAACCTGTGTTATCAAGATCCCAACCTGTGCTAATTCCATTAAAGGAATAACCAAGATCGGTGGTCCATTTAACATTGTCGTTAACAAAGTAATTGAAACCGACAGTTGCAACACTTAAATCTTCAGTGACAGAACTCAGTGTACCATACTCATATTGGACAAATCCTTGAAAATCATCCATGCACATATATGCGGCCGAGAATGTTGCTGCCCAGTCATCACCTGCATCATGGTTCACACCAGTATATGCAGCCGTGAGATCTAGACCACCAACATCAACACCCGTATCTACAGTGTATGTCCAATAATCGCTAGTATCAAGGTCATTCCATGAAATAGCGGCACCAAGGTTCCACCACTTGCTGATTTCTAAATCAGCACGGCCAGTGAGTGCATAACCATTCTGGACACCAGCACCATTAGCACTGTTGAATCCATCAGTATATGCAACACGAACATCGAGTGCGCCTAAATCATTTCCGAACTCAATACCTTGTGATCGTCCTTGACCAAAAGTATATGCAACAATAGAACGATCAGCAGAAAGAGTATCAACTCTATCCACAAGAACTTCCTTCATAAAGGGAGCCTTGAACTGACCAAACCTGAAATCCATTCCAGCAAGTCTAGTACTTCCATAAGCATCCTTCAGATCGAAATTTCCACCATCATTCCATTGACCACTAACCTTATAACCAAAGTTATAGACATCACCACTAAGAATGAGTCTAGCAGTGGGGAGGGAGAAACCATGATTGGCTTCAACATCAGCACCGCTGTTATAAGTCCAGCGTGTTTGCATAAATCCGTGTACATTAACAGTTACAGGACTTCCATCTCCCTGTAAACTTGCACGACTGTCAGCATCAGCAAGGACTTCCTTAACTAACACTGAAACTTCTTCGGCGCGCCTCTTATCAATCCAAGAAGGATTTGATGAATTAACAGCGTCTAATCTTGCTTCTGCGGTATCCAACCTTGCTTCAAGTTCTTCATATGAAGGATTAGTAGCAATTGCTGGTACTGTAAAAGCGGCGAGTATAACGGCTGCTACAATAGCACCATACATTGTCCACTTTTTCTTACTCATAGTCTTATCTCCTATTCTATAAAAACAGGAAGGTAGTTTTAAAAAATACCTTCCTATAGAAAAGATCTATTCAGTTAACAGCCTTGGTTACAAGGCCCCAAAGGGACTCTAAAGCCTGGCCAACCCAAACAACGCCTTCCCAAGCAAATGGGACTAGAGTTAGGGTCCAAAGCATGGAACGGTTAACACCGACCTTACCTAGTGCGCGACTTACGACATCATCCGTACAACAAACTCCACTTTCGTTCTTAGACATATTAGTTCTCCTTTTTTGTTCTAAGACTCTTTTTTTCCCATCTTCTACGGCCGTAGTTTCTGGAAAAAGGAATGGGGCTCTCCGCCCCAATTCCTTTGATTAAGATGTATATTATATATCAACAATTTTGTTTGTCAACCCTTATTTTTAACCTGCTACAAATATACTTTAAAAAAAACTTAACTTTTTTAAGAGGTGATTATATCAACCAATTCACAGGAATTTCCACTACATGCAAGGGTTTGTGCCCCTACCGTATTGTCAGTTTCTTCATAACCGTTTAGCCCATTCCAACTCACATCTTTTGGCATTTTCTTTAAAAGTTCCTTATATTCTTTCTTGCCACATTCTTGATATGGTGCTTGTTTATAAACATGATCGCTATGAGGAAGGAATGATACGCCACTCACTTCATCGAAATATTTATATACCCAGGCTCCAACTTCCATCCATTCTTCTTCTCGAACAGTAATAGTAATGCTTGGTTTATGTTCACACCAATGTCGTTGGTATAAAAGCCAATGTTCTAATTGTTCAATAGCAGTTATTTCATCTCTCATTATCGAAGATTTTGGTGAATTAACAGGAAAAGAGAATACAGTAACATGTTCAGGTTTCATAACACAAGATTCATGTGGGAAATTATTATCTTTCATAAACTGACATAAAGGATCTTTATTATCTGCTCTAACTGTACGAATATAATATTCAGAATGACGGGGATGGATTCCAGAAGAAACATCAACCAACTGACTTACGGTTCCAGATGGTTTTACACAAGTAATAGCAGCAGATTGATTGATCCCCAATTTATTTGCCAGAACTTTATTGGTTTCAATAGCAACCTGTTTCATTTCTTCCAATAATGAAACAAGTTTTTCTTCTCCCTTTTTACCGTTTGTTAAATCATTATCCATAATACCAGTTAAAGATACTCCAAGGAGCCTTTCTTCTTCACAATTTTTCTTCCACTCACTAGAAAGATATCTAAAATTGGTAAGGGTTGATTGCCATGTTCCTAGAATTGTTGCAAGCCTAACTTTTTCTTTAAGAGTCTCGGGGGTGTCGTTTTTTCTAATCACAACTTCTGTTAAATTACAAAATTCTCGATCACGCAATATAATTTCACTACAAGGATTGGTTCCAAAATCATAATCTAGATCTCGTCGATCACCAAGTTTTTCTACTGTTTTCTTTGCTGCTTCTCGATTAAAAATACCTCTTTCACCACTTTTAGATTTGTAAAGCGATACCCACTCATCCATAAAAGTTCCAATTTCAGGTTTGTTTTTATATGCAACAGAATTATTTGCTAATGTTCTTTGTGAGTTTTCGTACCACCACTGACCTGTTTTTGCTTCTCGCATTCTTTCGTCCGTGAGCGAGGATAAACTAATAAGGGCGCTTCTTCGTACTCCCCCGACGACAACAACTTCTGCAATTTTACAGATGATATCGTGACATTCGATGGAAGTGAGTTTTCTTCCAGAAGCGTTCTTATAGGTAGCCACTGTGAATTTAAATAAATCATCCAACGGCTCTGGCCCAGAAGAACGACCTCCGAAAGTCTTAAGTCTTTCCCCCGCAGCCCTAACTTTTGACAAGTCCCATCTTGGTATTTGACCACCAATAAGTAATGATGTAAGTTCTTTATACGCTTTCGCCCAACCCAACTTACTATCTTGTACCATAATTGTTGTATCACTGTCCTCAAACTCCTCTGCAATGGTTGCTAACTTTTCTAAGAAGCCTCTTTCCACAGAAAAACCAACACCAGTCCCGCACATTAGGATGTAAAGGATTTCATCGAAAGAACGAACTCTACCAGCACTTAAATAAGCACAATTATAACCAGCAACATGATCTTTACTTAATGCTTCACCCGCTGTCATTAAAGCCCTCATCGAAGGCATTACATCTAAGTTTATAACTGCCTGTTCAAGTTCTTCTCTTTCTTTCTTTGTAATTTTGTGATTTTCATTTTCGCGGAGATAATCTATGAAAAAATCAAAATAGCGAGAAACTGTTTCTTCCCAAGTTTCCCGCCTACCCTTTTCATCTAACCATCTAGAGTACCTAGAAAGATGAATAAAATCTTGGTATGATGTTGGTAATGACATATATCACTTCTCCTAATAATTAATATCGTGATGCTATATTTATATTACTTTGTTAATTCGTTCCAAGAAACTAGAAACCACGGTTCAATAATTTTTCCTACGGCTTCTGCATACTGTTGAACTTCCCATTGTGCATGGGAATTAATACGCTGTTTATAGAATCTTGCATATGCTGCAAGAGAACCCGTCCAATACCATTCCGTGTACATTGCCTGCGGGAGAACGAATCGTGCTTGCTCTGGTGCGACATTTGATGCTATTAGTTCTTCATACACACGAAGTGATTGTTTAATTAACTGCTCATATGAACGATAAAGGGGGTGTGTTGCAAACCCACCAGAAGTTTCACCACCACCATCTCTACATTCTAATAAACCATCACTTCCTTGTTTCATACCCTTACTTGGTCTTTGTCTAAACTCTGGATGATAAAAATCAGGGGTAAAATCAACATATCTTCTGCTTATTTCATTCTCTACAAATCCTTGTTTGTGTTTAAAACATTGTGTGCGGATTGAGACTGGTGCTTTGATTCTCAAAGTAATTTGTGGATGTGCGAATGGAGTCCAGTGATTATGTTTTGCAAGATACCTGATAAGTTTTACATCACCACCATCAAATTCTTCTTTATGATTATCGAAACTAACTCTAGCAGAATTAGCAACTGTTAAATCATCTCCCATTACATCAACAAGTTGAACAAACCCGTGGTCTAAAACACGCACATCAGTCATGTAGGTATCTGGTGTCATTTTACCTCACTGGATCATATGGAACATAATCATAATTAATTTGATTTCGGTTTTTCATTTCATCTTCTATCATTTCATCTAGCATAGATTCAAAAGTATACTTAGGTTTCCAATTAAAATGTTTCTTTATTTTAGAAGAATCCCCTTTTAAATCATGAAGTTCATCTGGTCTTAGATATTTAGGATCAATAACGACATAATCTTCATAAGTCATACCTAATTTATCAAAGACATATTTACAACAATCACGAACACTGTGTGATACTCCTGTGGAGCAGACAAAATCATCGGCGGTTTCTGCTTGTAAAATCAACCACATTGCTTCGACATAATCTTTTGCATGTCCCCAATCACGGGTTGCATCTAGGTTGCCCAGTCGAAGTTCAGTTGCTTTTCCTTCTTTAATATCACATGCACCTTTGACTATTTTACTAGTAACAAAATTAGATCCTCGGCGAGAAGATTCGTGATTAAACAAAATACCATTAGAGATAAACATGTCGTATGCATTTCGATAGTTTCTGGAGATATTATAGGCAAATACTTTCGCACAACCATATGGACTTACAGGATTCATATGAGTTGTTTCTCTTTGAAAACCATCAAAATCAATTTCATTACCAAACATTTCAGAAGATGATGCTTGATAAATTTTAACAGATGGTGCTACTAATTTACAGGCTTCAAGGATATTCAATACACCCAGCCCCGTTACTGCTGCTGTATAGATTGGTATATCAAAACTAATTCGAACATGTGATTGTGATGCTAAATTATATACTTCATCTGGTTGAACTTTTTGTATAATTGAAATGAGAGAAGATAAATCTTCCAAGTCTCCATAATACAAATTCAATCGATCAAAAACATTATCTAATCTTGCGGTTTGATTTTCTGCAACTGAATTTCTTTTAAGAATACCATGAACTTCATATCCTTTTTCTAAAAGAAATTCTGCTAAATAAGAACCATCTTGTCCGTTAATTCCTGTGATTAATGCTTTCTTCATTTTCTTGCTCCTTCATAGTTTCCAACAAACCAATCTATACTTTTTTGTAACCCTTCTTCAATTGGTGTAAATTCAAAATCAGGCAATAAAGATTTCAACTTACTATTATCTGATGGTTTTTTAAATTGTCCATCCCTTTCTTGATCAAATATAATATTACCTTCAAATCCCATTCTCCATGCTATTTCTTGAACAAGAATTGCAATGTTTATTTCTTCGTCTGGAGATATTATCAATGGCTCTGAACTATTGTAATTTTCTAAACCCCACTGAGCAACGTGTCCAACATCTTCGGCGTAAACAAACTCACGATATGGTTTACCTGTCCCCCAAACTCTAAAATCTGTATTATCCCTTTTTGCTAAATAACATTTATGAATAAGAGAAGGAATTACATGTCCATATTCCAAATTAAAATTGTCGTTTGGTCCATAAATGTTGCAGGGAATCATTGTGACAAAATTACACCCATATTGATCTCTATATGCTCTACTTTGTACCTCTAACATTCTCTTTGCATATGCATATGCATAATTAGAAGAATGGGGTTCTCCATTATGAATCTGATCTGGTGTTAATGGATGTGTTGCATCAGCAGGAAAAATACAAGTACTCATAAAAGAAACTACTTTATTCACACCTGTAACGTGTGCTGCTTCAAGGAGATTATTATTCATGATTATATTTTCATAATAAAAATCACCCAACTGTTCTGAGTTGGCCTTAATACCACCAACCTTTGCAGCACAATGTATAATAGAATCTATTTTGTTTTCAGTAATATATCTTATGATCCAATCTTTGTCCATAAGGTTTAATTGTTTACTGCTTGGTTTAAAATTAGACTTTATGGTTGATCCTACTAAACCACCACCACCAGTTACTAAAGTATTCATGTTGTTGCCTTCTTTGTTTTGTCTGGTTCGAAATCTTTTCCACCATTCAATTCTGCTTTATAGAAATCATGTAAAGCCTTCCAACCGTCCCTTTCAATATGTCTTGGGTATCCCCACATCCAACCATATTGGAGAAGACCACCAATTGCTTTTTTTATTGCTTTCTTATTCATGCTTTTCTCCAATCACGAAAACGCAAAGTTGCTTCCAACCCACTAAAAGTATTATTATCAATTATCTTTTGAATTTTACGAGTAGATAGACGATGAGCCATATCATTAATGTCTTTCTCTTTTATATTTTCGGGCCAGATGCAAACCTCTCGTCCCAACTCAATTAACTTTTCAATATAATTACAAATCTGTCTGTTGCGTGGTTCATTATCAAGAATATATGTCATTGGTGTGTTTGTAAAACGAGCAGGAATTGTTTTCAATGCACCAGCACCAACCATCGCTACTGAATTTTGTAAAAATAAACTGTCAATTGGACCCTCAACCACATATATTCTTTTGTTTATGTTTACACGCCACATACCATACCACAAACGATCAATGCTTTTATCATACTTAACTGTAATATATTTTGCTGTTGCTCTAGCATTCATCTCGTCATTCATAGTTAATGATCGACCTTGAGCAGCAACTACATCACCTTCCTTGTTGAAAAATGGTATTACCAATCGCCTTTCCTTTTCCATTGGCGCACAAGTAGGATCTAGTTCTTTCATAAAGGATCCAAAGTCCTCTGTATAATACAACAATCCCCAATGTTGTTTTGGGATTGTTCTCATATTTGCAAACTGTACAGCAATATGATTACTTGGTAGATCATTTATACATTCTAAAAAGTCTAATATTTTATCTTTTCTTTTAAATTCTGGCTTTTTGCCAACCATTCCAAACATATCTTTAGTCTCTTTCAATGTTCTTTTCTTAGTTTCACCGTCACGAAATCTTTCAAGGTAATACTCCTTACTTAAACTAGGAGAAACTTCCTTTAAGAAATTATGTATGTTTGTACCGTAATCACAATTATGACATTTGTAAAAATAAGAATTGTTTTTTTCGTAAAAATATCCTCTTGCTTTTGTTTTGTTTTTTTGAGAATCACCACAGACTGGACATCTACAATTTGCTAAATTATCTTTCTTCCAAGAA